CTCTTAGAGTCCGTCTGCAAGCACATCCTTGAAGCGGCTGGGCTTGAGTATGCTGACAGCCCTGACCTGAATAAGCTCTATCGTCAAACAGCAGAGTTGCTGAACCTTGCACCTTCACAGCATACGGAACAGGTTTTCAAGCAGATATTAGGTGGCTGCACAGCTGTTGTTGAAGGACTTGGCGCACTTCGAAATCGTCTGAGTGATTCACATGGCACTGGTAAGGCTGGAGTTAAACCTGCGCCACGCCATGCGGAGCTTGCGGTGAATCTTGCAGGCTCTCTCTCTTTGTATCTGCTCGGAACATGGGAAGCCCAACTGCCAAATAGATAACTCGTCAGTGTTGATCGATTGTCGAAAATTTTTGCAGCGAAACTCAAAAATAAAACATTTAATATTGGAATATTATGGAATCGCCAACTACAGCTCTCGATACATCTTTGCTGCCGCAATACCAAATGTCTGCAGCATTTATGGAGCGCTTTCTTATTGCTGCACACGTCAAGGGCGATTCAATTGAACGCAGCCAAAACAATGAAATATTTAAGCTTGTAGACAGCTGCGAACTAGAAATAGATATGTTGAAGTATTTCACGAAAAACAAGGAGGCCTTCCGTAAAGAGTTTGCCAATGAGCTGGAGAGCAAGCTTCCAGATGGTGTTTTTAAGCTGTTTTGCGAAGTTCTCGCTGAAGAGTGGCTTGACGGCAAAAGCAAGCGACTAGATGGTCGATGCAGACGACTTAAACGTTCAATATATGACTATCTGCGTTTGTTGGTCGGTAATGAAACCCAGTTTGTTCAGACTGAAGACCTATCGGAAGATTTAGAGCCGTTGATTGCAGCTGAAGATATTGGAATGATTTTGATGGTCAACGATCAAATGATCTATCGCCATATTGAAGAGTGGAAACAAAGGCACCCTAACAGTGATAGCATCAGTGATAGTGATATTTTTCTTCGGCGGGGATTGGCGCTCAAAAGTAAATTCAATACTGAGGATCTCTACCGAGAGCGATATTTTATAAATTCGTACTCTATCGCGTTCAGTGCTCCAGAGAAATTCTCCCAAATTGGAAAAAAAATTCCAGCCCTCGTAAATGGAGACATTTCACTGTTCGCGAGCCGAGTACTTTTTTTCTCGCCATTCATTCCTGGCATGGATGCTAGCCAGCTGGAATTTGGAATCATACCATCCGAAAAACCTCTCCCCATTCACTACCAAGGCTCCCATGGGGGTATCGACGAGTACATCATCGATCCAGCACCATTCCAAAAATAAGTTTGAACTGGTCGCTTAACGTTGCTATCCCTTCTGCATAGGAGTGGCTATTTAAAGGAAGTCATAAAGCTGCTCTGAATACTAGCTTTGCATGACAAAAGGCCGACTTCATGAGCGGCCTTCTGTTAGTGGATATCAGGAAATTCCAAGATTTTTGTTGTACCTAGCCAACTGATCCTCACCACCCACCCGAAAAATATTCGCCAAATAATCCAGCAACACCACTTCTTCCCCATTGATCATCTGCCGCACGTAGGTAGCCGAAAACGGCGTCTCGTACTTCGTCGGGTCGCGTGGTTTATGCGTGCCCAACTGATACTCCTTACCCGTAATGGTCATGGTCGTGACCAGCGGAATCTCGTTCACCAGCCCCCCATTATTGAACACCTGAACGTTAGACCGGCACTGCAGCTGCACACTCTTGAACGGAGTGACCAACTTTTTAGCCGCCTCAAAATACAAGCTGTTCCAGGTGATTTTCCCTTCCAGTTTGTCGATGCCATCCGGCAGCTCGATCAGCCCAACCATCCCCAGCCCCTGAAAGTCACTCATCACCGTTTTGATGGTGCCCAAATCAATCTCTTCACACTTACCAAAGAAGCTACTGCCATCCAGATACACGTTGGCGTTGGAGATGCGATGCGCGCTAAAGCCTGCCATTTATGCGTTCCCCAGGTTGACCAGGTAATCCCCGGTGATTTCGGTTTCAAAGGTGCCGCGTTCAAACGGCAGCGGCACGGTGAGTTTGTAGTTGAACAGTGCGTGACCCTGTTCCAGTTCGGTTTGTGGGTTGCGGGCCGGGTCGTACCAGCATTCACCGCCGAGTAAGGCGCCGTCGCCGATGAGTTTGCGCAGGAACAGGTTGACGCTTTCGGTGATGCTGGTGATGAGCGAGGTGGTGATGGGCTGGTCGACGAATTGCAGCGCGCTGTAGCGGATGGATTCGTCGACGACGTCTTTGGTGCGGCGCACGTTTTCGAAGTTGCGCATGTGGGTGACGCTGGGCCAGGCCGCGGTGCGGTTGCCCCATAAGCGCAGGCCGGTGCCGTAGGCATTGAAGACGGTGGTGATGCCGTTTTCGTTGAGCAGGTTGACCTCGCTGGTGGCGTCGTCGATGCGTGCGGTGAGTGGCCGTTCCAGGCCGATGACGCCCAGCAGTGGTTGGTTGGAGCTGCTCCACCAGTAGCCGTGGTCGTTGTCGATTTTGGCGCGCAGGCCGGCGGCGCGGATCGACAAGGGTTGCAGGCGCTCGCCGTTGGTGGCGGCGTCGTACACCTTGACGTGTGGGTAGCACAGGCGGACCCGGTCGCTGCTGGTGTTGAAGTTGATGGCGCCGGACGGCCCACGCCCAGCCAGCACTTGTTGCACGGTGGCGCCGATGGGGGCATCGACGTAGGCCACGCCACCGACCTGGCCGGCCGAGATGGCCAGGTCGGCCGTGACTGCCTTCAAGGTGCTGAAACCTGGTGCGATGAAGATTTTTGGGAAGAATCCCAGCTGGTTGTAGCTGTCTTGAAAGGCCTTCAAACCGGTGCGCCGCCCCGCGAGGGTGATGCCGCCGATGATGTCGGCCGGGGTGACTTGGCTGGGGTCGGCGTGGGTGTAATCAGCCTTGATCTGGGCGTTGGCGGCCATGCTGCCGGTGGCCAGGCGCCTGATGTGGCCGGTGAGCATGTTGACGGTGTAGTCGGTGCCTAGCCCGTGGGTGACCGACCCGTCGGCGGACTTTAGTTGCAGGGTTTGCAGCGCGCCGTGCGCCAGCTGCAACAGGTCGTTGTCGGCGAACTGTTGGGGTTGGTCGGTGACCTTGGCGTTGTGGATGGCTGGGTCGAGCACGTTGACGACCAGCACGGTACCAGCGCCGAAGTCGTAGATGCCCTGCAGCGCTTCGGGGATGCTGAAGCCGCTTTGATGCGCGCCGAACTGGGCGGCGTGGGTGTCGTTCAGGCACAAGGTGAGTTCATTGACGGGCCCGACCGGCGCGGTGCCGACCAAGGCGATGACCGCCGATTTGACGACCCGAACAGGCCGCGGGCCGCGCTCGACTTCGGTGGTTTCTATGCCGTGCAGATAGTTGGCTGGCATGGGCGTTTATTCCTTCTCTGGTTTTAGAGACGCGACAGCAGTTTTGTTGGCCGGCTTTGTGTGGGCCGGTAGCGGTGTCAGGTGTTTGAGCGCTAGCAGCACGACGGTGTATTCGTGATCGGCCGGCAGCTCGACGGGCTTGCCTGGCAGCAGCTGAACGTCGAGTGGCTCGGCGGTATCGCCCACGTGCAGGGAGGCGGCACTTTGCGGGCCGGTGTAGCGATAACGGGTCAGGTTCATGGGTGGTCCTCGAATACAGCGTGTTTGAGCAGCGGCCCGTGTTCGGGAGGCATGAATTGCAGTTGCGTAGTGCGGGTGGCGAAGTCCTGGGCGTACTGCCACACGCCGTTTTGGTGGCCGATGAACTGCTCGGACAGTGGACGGCAGGCCTGGTCGGCGTTTGGCGGATACCACCCCGTGAGGCAGGTGCGGATGCGGTCGAGGTAGCTGATTACGCCGGCGGTGCCGTTGAGCTGGCGAAAGATCAGCGTGAGGCGCAGCACCACGTTGCGGGCTTGAAAGGTCGCATCGGTGCTCTCCGAGACGCCAAAGGTGGACTTGCCGTAGGCCAGCAAGACGGCACCGCGTGGGTGGTTGAGGCGGTACTGCAGCGGGTTTTCGGGGAACAGCTCGACCATCAGTTCGTGGCCCACGTCGTGCTGCAGTTTTGCGAGCACGGCGTCCATCAGTTGCTCGGTTTGGGTTTTAGGGATCACCTGGGTCATCAGTAGCGTTCCCACGTGTCGGCGCTGAATTGTTGAGGGCGTGAGCGCACGCGGATCTCGCCCGGTTCCGGCGCGGCGTGGCCGGTGGGCAGGCCTAAAGTGACAACGCCGTCGCGGATGTTTTCCAGCAGTTTGAGGGTGTCTTTGCGGCTGTCTTTTACGGCGTCGGGCAATGCGCCTTCGGGGCGGCGCTGGTACAGCCAGTGCCGCGCCAGGTAGACCACGGCATCACGCAACATGGTGGGTACTGGGTCGAGTGGCAGGTGGTAGCGCCCGCGCAGGTAGCCATCGACCAGCTCTTGCGCGTGGCGCACACCGTCGTCGATGACGCTTTCGTTGGGCTGCGTGGCGGCCGGGTCGTCGTTGGAGAGCTGAATGAGCGTCATCTGTGGGATGGCGTGGCCGAGGTCGGCACGGGTGCAGTAGCGCATGGGTCAACCCGCCTTCAGTTCAACCAGCGCTTCGGGGAACAAGCACATGGCCAAGGGGTTGGCCTGGGCTTCGAGGTCCCAGCCTTTGCCCATCTTTCGCGGCTCGGCCTTGCTGTAGAACGGCTGGCCCAGGGTGTTGACTGTTTCGTTGTAGTTGGCCGGGGCGTTGAACAGGCGGAACACACCGCGGGCCATGGGAAAGACCTGGGCGATGTCTGCCGGAATGAAGCGCTGACCGCTGACGGTGACGTCGTATTCGATGAACTCGATGCCGCCGAAGGTGAAGCCAGTGCGCAGGTCGCCGCCGAGGCGGTCTTGGGCTTCCTGGTAGTTGGCGAACGCGGCTTTGACGTTGGCGTGGTCGGTGAAGGCGTCGAACCAGTCCGGCCCGCACAGTGCGCGGAAGCCGGTGACCATCACGCCGCCGAGCTTGGATTCAGAATGGCGTTTGGCGTCGAGGCAGGCCTTGCGCACGTTGGTCTCGGGGTTGCTGAGCAGCACGGTGACCTTCTTCTGTTTGACGTCGAATTCGTCAAACAGGTCGAACAGCAGCGAACCGTCGGCGTCGAGCAGTTGACCGCGCAGTGCGCCGACACGCTGAAACTCGCGGGTGGCTTCGATGCTGTTTTTGAGGTCTTGCAGGTGGTCGTTGATGACGGTGGCCATGGGCGTGGTGGCGCTCTCTTGGCCGAACGCGGCGATGCCTTGCAGCTGGCTGGGCAGCAGCGGCCGGTTGATGGGGAGGTGCAGGGTTTCGAAGGTGCGGCGTTTGCGTTTGTTGCCTTTGACGGGGGCCGGGTCGTCGTTGCGCGAGGTGTTGGGCACGAGCACCAGCCGGCCTTCGCGTTCGTCGATGATGACGGTGGTGCTGGTGACGCCTTTTTCGTCGAACAGCCCCATGGCGCCGACCTTGCCGGGCATGACCGGGAGTTTGTTCACGGCGGCGGTAAGGTTGGCGACGCTGAACAGGTCTTGCAGGTTCATGGTGGGCTCCTGATTAGAGGGTGGCGCGGGCGACGATGCCCAAGGTGTTGAGTTCGTCGAGGGCGGTGGTTTTTTGGGCTTCGGTGATGCCGGCGGGCCACGCGAGTTCGGCCAAGGCCAAGACGGCGCCGCGGGCGATGACGATGCCGGGTTGGTCGCCTGCGGTGGCGTCGATGGATTCGGCCAGTACGGCGGCGGCTTTCTTGGCGGCGCCGGTGCCTGCGGGGTCGAGCCGTTGGTATTTGCCGGCGACTTTGGCCAGCACTTGCCCTAGCGGGTAGTCGGTGCCGGCCAGTAACGTGGCTTTGGATCGGGTCCAGCCGGGGCTGACTTCGACCAGCAGTAAGTCGCCCAGGTCGTTGGGTTGGGTGAAGGTGGCCATGGGGGTTCCTATCGTTGAGCTCGAGCTTCGGCGTCGGCGAGTAATGGATTGGTGACTGGTTTGGTGGTGTCGTCAGCGCGGCATTTGGTGGCGACTTCGGCGAAGCTGATGCCGCCGGCCAAGTCGTTGAAGATGGCTTTTAGGCCTTCGCTCAAGGGCTGGCGGGCGTCGTCTTCGCCGAACTCCAACGGCGATTGACTGGACTCGGCGTAGTCCAGTGCAGCGATGACTGCTGGTGCGTGAACGGGCTTCATGCCTGCCGCCACCAGCTTCTCGGCATAGTCGACGCTGGCGGTGTGAATGGCGCTTTGCGCGGCCATGCGAGCCGCGTTATCACGCTTGGCGATGTCTGCTTTCAGGCGCTTGTTTTCTGCCTCCAGGGCGGCGGTATCTTGCTCGGGCATGTGGATGACCTGTGTGGTTTGGGTGGGTTCTGAGAAGGCGGTTTGCAGGGGCTGTTCTGGCTGGCGGGCGGTTTCGGCGAGGCTGTCGATGGCCCACGACGGGGTCGGCGGTGTCTTTGTTGAATTGGCCGATGAGCCATTCGCGGAAGCGGCGCCAGAGGTCGGCACTGAGGTAGTGGCCGTGGTCGCTGAACTCGATGACGCCTTGTTCGTCGTCGGCCAGTTCGATGGGGCGCAGGCCTTTTACCGACGGTGGTTGGGCGCCGAGGAAGCCGACGTGGCGCAGGTAGTAGACGCCGGGCACGGGGTTGTTGGCGGCGTCTGGGTGGTAGAAGGAGGCGGAGATTTTTTTGTAGCTGCCTTTGGCGATTTGCTCGGCGAAGGTGGCGTCGACTTGTTGGGGTTCGGCGATTAGGCCTTGGGCGGTGGCGGATAGGGATTTGATCCAGCCGGCGGCTGGGGCGTCGTGCTGGGGATGGCCGATGACCATGGGGGCTTCGTGGAGCGATGGGTTGTAAGCGGCTACGGTGGCGGTTAGGTCGGATTCGGTGAAGTTGAAGCTGGTCCCGCACATGGCGGTGTGGGTGCCGGGTTTGAAGATGTGGAGGGGTTTCATGGTTGAGCGCTGCACTGGAGGAATGTGCAGAGCTTGGGCTTGAAGGTGGCTTGGGGCTTTTAATCGGGTTTAAAGGGTTTGGGTGGAAGTGTCAGGCGAGATTCGCGGCGGGTGTGATGGTTTTGATGAGCGAGATGAGATGGGAAGTGATGACGAGGAGAGCCAGTGCTGCGCAATGCGGCAGGCTGGCTTTATAAAGCTTTTACGCCGCGTTGTTCGCTCAACCGTGAGCCGACACGCAGGGGACCGTTGCTTGTGCCTTCTCAGACGACTGTGTGAAGCCTTCGGGTTTGGTCTTGGCCTGAGCTATAGCTAACGGGGGTGAGCCATAG